ATCTTCTAAATTGAGATTCAAATGGTCATCAACAACTTGTATATTTACAGGTTCAGATTTGACCAATTCATCCATAAACTTGTCAAACCAATATGGATTGTTCACTGAGTTCTTAACAACTTTTACATATGAATTTTTATAAGGAGTAAAGTCTGTTGCAAGAATTTCATCTAACTCTTTGTTTTCGTCAGAATAAAATATTTTATGAAACATAGAATATGGATTACGAATAAATTCAAACTCACGTGTGTCAGTATCGAAGATATGAAATCCTTTTGGATCTTGATAATCTGCCCAAGTTAATTCATAGGGACAACCAAGATAATGAATATTCTGTGTTGTGTTTTTATGATGAAAATGACCAGAAGCAACTGTATCAAATTGTTTGAAGTCTGAAATTTCTAGACCATGTTCATTTGTTATACCACGCATCATTAAACAACCTGCAACCTCAAGATGTCCAAACAGTATTTGTGCAGGAGTTTCTCTCATTGCTTGCATTGCTTCATCATAGTTCTCACTATTAATCCATGGCATTAATAAAATATCACAACCATCATAATTTTTAGTGATTGGTCCACTGTAATATTTTATATCTTGTTTGTCAAATAATTCTGCCATTGAGTTGATATCATTACTGTTTTTATAAGGAACATCATGATTACCAATCAATACATCTAGATTATATCCATCGTTTGTTACTCTATTAATGAATGTGTCTTTAAAACGACGCAATGTAGTATAAGAAATAAATTTTCTACGATCGACAATATCACCCAAGTGAATGATATCTTTAATACCATTTTCTTCAAGATAGGGAAAGAATGTATTGTTATAAAATAAGTCAAAGTAATCTAAAAAACTTCGACTGTCATTTCTTACACCCCAATGGGTATCTGTGATTAATGCTATCTTCAAATTATTCTCCTACAACAGCATTTCAGTTTTTTTCTTTTTTGGTTTCTTCCTTTTAGTTTCTTCAAAATCCTTAATGAATTTTTCCATATGTTCTTCAGTCCATTCACCAAATTTAATACCATCATTATAATTTGTGCCTTTATCCTGCTCTTGTCTATCTGCAGTTTGTCCTGTCACATTAAAATGTTGAGATGCTTTATATTTTGTATACAAGTATTTCTTTTCTTTTTGTATTCTTCTTAGGAACGCATAGTATATAATTTGTGTAAAGTATGCAAATGGATTATTTGATTTGTCTGGATTGAAGTTATCAATATATTGTAAACAGTTCTCAATACCATCACTAATCATCTCTTCACGAAATGAATAGTTCATGAAGTTTGGTTTGAATGATAAGTGTGTGGCAATTTTCATAATACAATCAGCGATATAGTATGGTACTTGAGGTCTTTCTCTTTTATCCTCAGTTGCTTTACTTACTTTGTCACGATATTCTATCATTGCTTGTAAAAACTTTTTGTTGTCCACATAATTAGGACGTTTTCTTTTTTCTTCCCTTGTTGCCATGTTTATCTCCTAATGTACTGTGTTCGCTGTCCAGTTATCACTAAACAATTTATTATTTTCTTCTTCCTCAACTTCTCTATCAATTTCTCTTTCAATTTCTTCGCCTGTCATAAAATCAGTTCCTTTAGATAAATTCCTCAACCTCTCTAATTCATCTCCGTCGCCTTTTAAATATGCAACTGTTTTATCATAATACAATTCTGTTTCTTCGTCAACACTTAATGTTGTTATGATGTGTTCTTTTTTGATATCAATTACAGTATCACCCTCACGTGCAAATGGAATCCAAACTGTAGAAGATAATGCAATACCTCTTCCTGCTGTGTTTATTACAAGTGCAACAGGATTTGCCACTGTAGCAACAGTTTCATCACTGCCAACATATTCTGCAAGCACTGTGTCACCACTGACAAGTTTATACAGAAGCACTTCTATTGATGGATCTTTATAATTCATTTTTTATTTTTATGTTATACATTTTATATTCAAATTCTTCTTCGTTATATAATTTTACTCTTATCGCAAAATGTTTTAAAGTATGGTTGTGATGCGAACGATAACTGAGATCGTCAGCAATATCATAAAGAGTCGCCATAGTTTTATTATCACCCTTTCTTAATCCTCTTCCTATTGATTGTAAATTCCGTATACGAGATTTAGAAGGACTAGCAAAGATAATGTTATGCAAATTTCTAATATTAATACCAGTCGAAAAAGTTCCATAACTGGCAATGATGATAATATCTTCTTTTTCAGCGATTGCCCTAACCTTTTCACGTTCTTCAGCATTTACTCCTCCATGTATAAAGAATACTTTTTTATCAGTTGATTTTATAATTGTATTATACAACAATTGACCATGTTTGTCAACCATTTGATACAATAATAATGTCGTTCCTTTTCTGGATATTACAAGATTCTTTATAAAGTTATTACGTTCTTCATTTCCAATTAGAAATTCTATTTCTTCTCTGTAAGTAGATTTCTTTTTCTCTTTACAAATTTTTTCTGGATACTTTAATAACAAACACTTAATTCTAAAGTCAGATAAAGTTCCAGATTCTATAAGTTCTTTTGTCTGTATAACTTTCATCACTGGACCAAACAATCCTTCAAGTACAAGTTTGTTTGTTTGTGTTCCGTCTAGTGTTCCAGTGAAACCAAATCTCCACTTACACTTATGTAGTTTCGTCATAATCTTAGTAAGAGAGGTTGCTTTAAATTGATGTGCCTCATCTCCTACAACAACATCAAATTGTTCAAACCATTTCTTTGGTTCTTTATATATTGATTGCCATGTGCTAATAATTATTTTTGCTTCAGGACAATTTTTTGCTTGACCTTGCATGATATTATGGATATAATAGGACTGTCCTTCTTCGGAATAATCAGTTATATCTGATTGCATCTGATAAACGAGACTAGTCGTTGGGACGATAATTAATGCTTTATTACAGATAGAAGAATCAAGGAGATATTTGATGATTGAATATATTATAAAAGATTTACCTGAAGCAGTGGGCGAAAGGATGAGTGCACGATGATTGCGGAGAGCATATGCTGTTGCTCTGAGTTGGTAGTCTCTGGGAACATATTTACCCTTCAAGACTTCTTGCAACTCATGGGTAGAGATGTCATTGATATGGTCCAATCCCCCATGTATCACACATTCATAGTCCCGATTTTCGCAGAAATGTTCGATGCGTCTCACCAATCCATTATAGATTGTGTAATTAGATTTGTTGAACAATCTAATCTTGCCATCCCAAATGCGATTGCGATATGAGGGCATAAATTTTGCTCCAGGAACTGTAAAGGTAAAATAGTCCGAAAGTTCCTGAGCAATTCCTCGCTCACAATCTACTTTTACATAGACCTCATCTTTCGGAAATATTTCAATTTTATCCATTAGTAAATTTTAACCAATCAATGGCATTTTTAATTTGGAAACCACGATTGTTAATTGATTTGAGAATACCTTCAATGTAATCTACCTTTTCTTCTTGAACATTCATCTTTAATATTTTATCGACATATGAACCATCTGATTCAATATAAGTATCTATTTCGTTCTTCAAAAGTTTCTTATAAAATTGTTCACGACCAAGTGCTTGCAATTCATTTTGGTCCATTTCTCCAAGATAATATTCTGTTAATATTCTTTTATGTTTTTTAACTTCTGCACGCATACGAAATAGTTGAGTTCTTTCAACCATATAAATTTTCATATACTTGTTGTGTATGACTGGGATCTTAGTTGATTCATCACCAAGTTCAGTTTCATCAATTTTGCAATCTTTATCCCATTGGGACATTATTTCTTCTATTTTCATAATTATAAATCCATAATATATTATTTTTTTTAGGTGTTAGTAGAAGTATACTATATTATGCGATGGTTGTCAACTCATATTTTCGATATGCAAAACCTACTGTTCCAAGTAAATATTCGACATCAGTTGCTTCGATTGTAAAATCAACAGAGGAAAGTGTCACTGGATACATGTCTGTAAATTTAACTTCTATGTTTGGTTTATAACTTGCTGTGGTTATAATTAAAGATCCATCAGAGTAAGTATCACCTTGTGGAAGATTATTATTTGTTGTGTTTCTTAATGCTGCACTCTGATTAAAATTATCTGGATAACCTAGTCCAATCATCCAATTATAGATTTCTTGAAAGTTTTGTAAATCTTCATCAACACGAAAATTAAGACTTAATAATCCAAATTGTAATTTGTCTCCAGGAACTGGCAATTTGATAAAAGTATTATCAACAGTATCAATCTGCCCCATTGAAAGATCTGGAATAGATGCAGTTGTACAGAAATAGTTGATGTGTGGTAATCTCTGTATTGAAAACTTAAATCCTATTGGAGATAAGAAATTTGTATTGTTTGGTTGAGATCCTTGTAATGCCATTTTGTGTCCTGTTTAGTATTAACTATTTATAAGAGTTATTGGCATCTAAGTTTTTATTTGCTATTTCAGTAATTTCTTTATGTGATAAATCAGGTCTGAGAGATTTAACCCAATCGTACATTTTCCAAAAATTACTTGTATATTCATTTGACATATAATTATATAGGCAACAAAAA